CCTGTAACACCAACAGCGCCTGTAGCTCCAGTTACACCAACAGCACCTGAAGCCCCTGTAACGCCAACAGCACCTGTAGCTCCAGTTTCTCCAATTACGCCGGTCGCGCCCGTCTGCCCGACAACGCCAGTTGCGCCAGTTACACCAACAAGCCCGGTTGGACCTGTAGAGCCCGTGTTACCTTGTACACCTGTAGCACCAGTAACACCAACGGGACCAGTCGGACCTGTCTCACCGACCGGACCTGTAGGCCCTGTAATGCCGATAGGGCCAGTAGCGCCTGTGATACCGATTGGGCCTGTCGGACCTGTTTCACCAACAGGCCCAGTAGCGCCGACGGGGCCGGTGGCGCCTGTAGTACCGATCGGACCGGTAGGTCCAGTTTCACCCGCAGGGCCAGTAGGTCCGGTTTCGCCTACGGGGCCGGTGGCTCCTGTAATACCGATCGGACCGGTCGGACCAGTTTCACCTACGGGGCCGGTGGGCCCTGTAATGCCAATAGGGCCAGTAGGTCCGGTTTCACCTACGGGGCCGGTGGGCCCTGTAATGCCAATAGGCCCTGTAGCGCCTGTAATACCGATAGAGCCAGTAGGTCCGGTTTCACCTACGGGGCCAGTAGGCCCTGTCTCACCAACCGGACCAGTGAGGCCTGTGACACCGACTGGGCCGGTCGTGCCGGTAACGCCAATTAGGCCGGTCGGTCCAGTTTCACCTACAAGACCAGTAGCGCCTGTAATACCGATAGGGCCAGTAGGTCCAGTTTCACCTACGGGGCCGGTCGGGCCTGTTTCACCAATAGGGCCCGTGGCGCCTGTAATACCAATTGGGCCTGTGGGGCCTGTGATACCTATTGGGCCTGTCGGACCTGTAATGCCGATAGGGCCCGTGGCGCCTGTAATACCAATTGGGCCTGTGGGGCCTGTTTCACCCACGGGGCCGGTAGGTCCAGTTTCACCTACAAAACCAGTCGGGCCTGTTTCGCCGAACGGCCCGGTAACACCCGTGCTACCGACCGGGCCGGTTGCGCCTGTAACGCCAACGGGTCCGGTTACGCCCGTAATTCCCGTTGCGCCGACAAAACCTGTTTCACCAATTGCGCCGGTTGCGCCAGTGACGCCAACAGGCCCGGTAGCGCCTGTAGCGCCTGTAAGGCCGGTCGCGCCGACAGGCCCAATGCCGCCAGTTAAACCAGTAGCACCTGTGCTACCTACTGGGCCGGTCGCGCCTGAAATACCGCGCACGCCTGTCGGGCCCGACGGGCCCTGAATACCTGTTGTGCCCGTAACGCCGCGCAAGCCAGTTGCGCCGTTATCGCCAACAGGCCCTGTAGCGCCGGTGCTGCCTTGCGGCCCCGTTGACCCCTGCAGACCAGTAGCGCCTGTAATACCGCGCAAACCAGTCGGGCCAGAAGCGCCGTGGATGCCGGTCGGGCCCAAAGGCCCGGTAGCCCCGGTTACACCAACAGCCCCCGTGAGGCCGATCGGCCCTGTGGCGCCCGAGGGGCCGAGAGCGCCTGTCGGGCCAGCGACGCCGGTCGCGCCAGTAATTCCGCGCAAACCAGTCGGCCCTGTCTCGCCAACCGGTCCAGTTGGGCCTGTGCTGCCAACCGGGCCTGTTACGCCAGTAGGACCGGTCACACCTGTGGGCCCTGACGGCCCCGTTTCGCCGTCATGCCCGTTTACAGCCAGCGTCGACAAAGCAACGCCGCGCCACTTTTGCGTGTCAGGATCAAAAACAAGCGCGGCGCGAACGCTCGGGTCACCAGTGTTGACGTCGGTGAGATTTGCCAGCGATCCCGGCGGAACGAGAATTTCCTGCCAATCAGCCAGCGTAGCCGGGCTGTTGCCGGCGAGGATGTACGTCGTATTCGAGTCGAGGCGTACAGCGAAATCGCCCATCTGCGCCGACAGGCCGAGCATCGCCGCCGCAGACGAGACAACGAATGTCTCGTGCACAGCAAGCGGCGGCAACTGGCTGATTTCCAGTTTGCCCGTCGTTGCATTCAGCGTTGCCACACCGCCGGGAACACCGCGGGCAGCATTCGGCACGGCGTCAACAGCCGTAGCCAGGTCAGCGACGGTCGTCTTTTTCGTCGTCAGCCGCGCCGCTTCGGTATCAACAATCGGAACAAGATCGGAGGGCGCTAGAACGTCCTTAGACTGCAGCTCCGATATTTTTTTCTTGCTCGACATACCGCTATCCAAACAACTGGTCAATAAGCGTCGTCGTCCTGTTCATGCTGCCAGTGTCGCCCGCTTTTTGGCTTTTTTTCTTTTGAATCGCCGTCGAGTACATCAGCGGCGCGCACCAACCATTTCGACAATTTGCGGGCGTCGTTCGACGTGAGCAGCGGCGCTTCTGCTCCAAACACATCAACAACAACCCCGCCCTCGCGATGGTCACCGACTTGAAACGCACCGACCTGCAAGTTCAACGTTGGCGCGTCTTCGGGTTTGTTCTGGCCGATGTTTTTGAACTCAATTTCGTCCGCCTGATTGATGACAACAGTTGCCACAGAAATTACGCCTCCTGCAAATCATCGACAATAACGGGAGCATGCGCGCCAGCATACGCGACTGGCGCGACAAACTTGACCGTGTAGTACTCGTCGGCGTCTTCCTGCGACAGCCCCAGTTCCAGCAATTTGCTGTAAATGCGCGCCTTGCTGTACACCGCCACGGGGTCGGCCGGCCCAATGTAGCCAATGCCGATCAGGGCGTCTTCCATGTTGTCGAGCAGAATAGCTTCCGGGTTCAGGTCGGATAGCTGGTTAATCACGCGTTGTGGATCCATTATCGCTCCCAGATTGGACGTCATCGAGAAACAGGATCGCAATTTCGCTGGCTCGTCTGTAACCCTCACGAACACCATTTTGATATTCGAGCGACCCTACGGCAACAGGCTTACAGGTCAGATCGGCTATTGTAGCAAATCCGGCAATCGATTTACTGCGTAAGTACCTGTATTCAAACGAGTTAAGTACGCCGATGTCCGTTGCGCTGGTTACGCGGGCGGCAAATTTGGCCTCCAGTGCCGGCTGCAGAGCTAGCCCCTCCATCATTTTGGCACACTTCACAACCGCTGTAGCGTCGGCAAATGCCGTCGGTGTAGCCGGAACGTACCGCTGGGCGATCCGTAAAAGCGTTGAGCAGATATTCCGAAGTTCGCCGAAAAGGCCCTGGCCCGCGTAGTTGTGCAGCATGTCCAGTTCAAGCTTGCGCGCTTTCAACGCAGATTCCCTGATTGTCGCGAACCGCTCGCTTTTGACGCGCTTTACATCCTCGCACACGGCGCCCACCATAAGAAAAACCTCCTTGCTGTGAAATAACCAGAACACAGACGAACCAGAATTGTCACGCGGGCTTGCCAATTAGCTCGCGGATATGCAGATACACCGCGTCGTGCGTCTCGGCTGGATGCCCGTCTGCACTGATGCGATGCGTGACTTTGGCGTGCGCAGCCGATTGGGCATGTTCAAGATATGCCGCGCGCATGCGTTCCCGGTTTTGCAAGCTGCAGCGCTCGTACCGGTCACGCGGTTCGCCCGTGCGCGCGCGGGCCACTTCCGGCGATATATCCAGCAAAAAGCAGATGTCAGGCACCAGGCCGGCTGTCACTTGAAAGATATGCAAAATCAAATCGATCGGTATCTTGTTGATTTCGCCCTGATACACCAGCGTCGAGAGCAGCCATCGGTCACATAAAACCACGACGCCGGCCGCCAGCTTTTCGCGGATGTACTCGGCCAGCTCCGCACGGGCGGCTGAGAATAACAACATTTGCGCCATGGACGAGATGGGCGCGTCGTTGTGCAGCAAAATCTGCCGGACGGCTGTGCCGATACGGGTTGTTCCCGGATCAGCCACAATTTCCGCCGGCACGGACAGCTCGCGCAGCCGGTGGTGCAGCATGCGCGTTTGGGTGGTTTTCCCGGCCCCGTCAATGCCTTCAAAGCAGACGAACACTGGAATCCTTTCCAAAAAATCGAATTAGCGTGTAATGCTGACGCTGTCGCTGTCGTCTTTGCCCGCGTTGACAAGGCCGCCAATACCAGAACCGGCGTTACCGGTCACGTTCACAGGCGGCGTGACGGCAATAGCGGGCATCTGCTGCGTCACGAAAAACGTCATTTCGCTGCCGTCGCCGAACCGGAGCGCCATGCCTTCAGGCGTCATGCCCAACCCGACAATGTTGTGCGTGCACAGCCAATTTCCGGCATACACACAAAAGTTCTCGATAGGACCCTTGTCGAGGTCCGGGTTCGCTTTGGCGTAATCACTGAGAATCTGCGTCAGCACTTCGCTTCTTTGCATAGCGCACTTCCTTTTTCTTTGTGGTGGTCGGCCGATTATTTTCGATCTTTTCGCGTAACTTTTTAGTGTGTTGTGCGACAAGCTTTGCCATGCGCGCCTGTTGCTTACACTCTTTGATCTTCTGGCTAACCTCGACAAGCAGGTTGCGCGCAGCGTGCACGTACAGCCGAAGCATGTAATACCTGTTCGCGGCGTGCAGCGCAAGTAGGTCGCCGTCGAGCTGTGCCAGAATTTTTTTGGCGCGCGGAACAGCGCCGAGCCCAGATGTCTGCAGCAATGTCAAAAGCTCTTTCGCCGTGCAGATAATGTCGGCGGCGACAACAATCTGGGCGCCGACAGGGCTTTGGCTGAGCCGGCCGCGGAACTCCATGTCGCGCTTGGTTTCGACGAGCCGGAAATCGCGGCTAATGTCGGCAACCATCGCCGCCACCTGCACGGTCGTCGTTTCGGCGATGTGCTCGAAAGCGCAGGCGCTGACATTCAGGACGTCATGCAGCATGGCGCTCTGCACGATCATCGCAATGCTGTCTTTGGTGCTGTCCGGCAGAAAATCGGCCCGCACGTCCTGGTAGAGCTTTTGCGCGATTTTCTCAGCCTGGCGCGCGACCGTCATGCAGTGCTCAAGCAGCGAACCGCCAGTCAGCGTCTTTTTGTTCTCGTAGTGCCGCTCGGCAAACTCGACGGTTTTCTCGAACGGGCGATTATCGCTTTTTTTCATGAGCGCCTCCGTGCGCCTGGTCCCGTTATTTGTCCAGCTGCAGCACTGCTTGCCATCCATGTTCAAACAGTTTGCGCCGCGTGACCAGGTTGTAATTGATCCGTTTGTTCATCTTGTCGATGTGCCAGGGCTCCGCGATCAGCGTCTGCAGCATTGCCGTGAACGCCTCATAGTTCGGAATCGCATGGGCAACCCCGTTTTCGTCATAGTCGATTTTGGTGCGCACGAGCACGCCGTTTGCTTCCGGATACACAAAATCCGTCTGCGGCGGCAAAGCAAATGACAAAACAGGCGTCCCGCAATTGATCGACGTCAGGCTGCACAGGCCGTAGTTGTCGCACTCGGCCGGATACAGCGTGAGGTCGTGGTCTGCGTACAGCGACGGGCGGCTCGCCAAGGGTACGCCCCGCAGCAGTTTAACGCGCCCGCCGGTTTTTTGCCCCAGCGTCTGGAAAAACTTGGCGATTGCCGGCGAAAACCGACTGGGCGTAATGGCGACCGTCAGGCTGGCGTCGGGCATACGCTCGACCAGATACCCGATCATGCCGAGAAAGTTGCTATTTGAGCAGCGGGCATTTCGGTCAAACCACGGCAGTAGCAGCCGCACGTTTTTCGCGTTGACCGCGGCTTCTTTGCGTATGACCGGCAGGCCCGCGTCATACGGCACAAACGCCGCAGACTTGACCCCGTACACGTCCCGGAAAAGCTCCTGCGCATCAGCACACAGCGCGACGACTGCGCCGGCGCGCTGCATTGCTTTCCGGAAAGGCGGCACCAGATCCTGCCACATCGGCGCGAGCACGGTGTGCTTGCCCAGCCGATTTGCGTAGTTGATCTGCTCCAGCTTCGGGACCTGCGTCCAAATGATCGTGGACTGCTTTTTGGCCCAGTCGGTGAATTTGATGATATTCTTGTGGACGACAGCGCGGTCGTACGGAATCCGCAGCTTGCCCGGCTGGTTGTCGGCGTAGATGTCGAAATCCACGCCCTGCGAACGCAAAAAATCAACCAGGCGTATGCAGAGATACGCCTGATCGCAATGGGCATAATGCGTATAGATACCTACTCGCATTATTACTGTGGCGCCCCGCCACCTTGCCCGTAGGTTTGGGCCATCACAGCCGCCCCGCCTTGCGCACGGGCCTGCTGCCGGATGTCGTCCATGATGCTGCGCACGAGAGAATGCATCGTAGGATCGGCGCGTTTGAGCTTGATGAGTTCGGCGTCCTTCAGGCTTTCCGGCTTGGCCAGCAGGTCATTTGCAATCAATTGCGCCTGCGTCTGCAGCTCCTCGGGCGTCCGCGGCACGTTCGGCGAATTCTGCCGCTGCATGATGAACTGGTCAACAGCACTGGGCGCCTGACCCGGCAGCCCAGGCGGCTGGCCTGGGGCTGCGCCACCACCGCCACCTTGCGGCGGCGCGCCACCACCCTGCGACGGATCGCCCCCGGCCGGCTGCCCTGTCGCGCCAGAACCCGTATCGCCCACGCCAGCCATCATATTGGCAGGCTGAGACATAGCCTGCATTTGCTGCGATTGCTGCATCTCTTCCTGCATGCGCTGCTGCTCGTCGGCGTAGATCTTCTCCTCTTCGAGCATGCGCTTTGTTTCTTCCTCGTAGTCCAGCCCCACGCTCTTGAGCCCCGTAGTTTTGCTGATCTGCTGGCCTTGCATGAGCTGCAGCTTGGCCATCTGCCGATTGAGGTCGTCGGCGTGCGTGACGCGCATGAGCTTGGCCGAAACCGGCTCCCAGGACATGTTCCGCGCGACAACCTCGACCAGGTTTCGAAGGAACAAATTCAGGTTGTGCGGTAGGTGCCCCCAGTTAGCCTCAAAAAGCCGCAGCGCCGCGGGCGCAGCCTGGAACGTCAGCGTGCCGTTGAAAAGCTCAATGGGCATGCCGATGCACTTCAACAGGGTGTCTTGACCCTGATCAATGAGATCCCGCGGAGCCAATTGACTGGCATCTCCGCCGAGCGCCTGGTATTTCACCGGGAACGGAAGAACGTTCCACCGGGCCGGGTCGGTTCGGCGGGCTCGGACCATAGCCTGCACGCGGGCCGAAAAACCTGAAAGGTTGATGGAGTGCACCGGGTCGCCAGAGGCCGGATCGCCGCCTCTTGGCTCCGGCGTAAGCACACGAAACGGTATGACGTAGTCCAGCGCAATCGCCTCGTTGTAGCGCAGCAAAATCTGCACGTACCAGGCTTGCCGGAAGTTTGTCAGCACGCGCGAAATACCCCAGCCGCGATTACGCATGCCGGACAGCGCGTCTTCCTTGAGGTGATAAATCACGTCTTTATCGAACATGAGGTTGTTGCCGCTTTTCACAGCTTGCACAACTTCCCAGCTGGCATTTTTCAAATAATGCAGATGCCCGGCTTTGATCTGGTTCCGGTAATCCTCGGGAATCTTCCAGACGTACTGGCATTCCGTGCTGTACGGATCCCACAGAATCTCAATCTCGTGCGGCGACCAGCGCTTGACCGATACGCCGCTGTTTTCGCCACTGCGCCGGTCGACGTGCCGCCAGACGCCTGTCTTTTTGCACTTCGGGCAGGTGGCGTGAAACTCGAAGTTTTCCCATTTGAACGCGCACTGCTCAGAACTGTGCACCTTCTCCAGCGGCATTTCCAGCCCGCACTGCTTGCACGACAAGTAGCGCCGAAACGGCAACAACAGGCTTGTGAATGAATTACCGTAGGTCAGGTAATCCATCGCCACCGTGTGCAGCACGTTCTTGATCGCCAGCGTGTCTTCCAGAAACACGCGGAATTTCTCTTTCTCTTCCTGCCCGACGGTGTTTTCGCCGATGTCGTTAATTTCAACGTCGGTAATGAAGTACGACACAACCCGGTCAACGGCTTGCCGGTAAACACCGTTGGCGTTCATGATGTATTCGCAATTGGCTACTGTAACGCCACCTGCGATGTAGCTGTGATCGTGTTCGACTTCAAAATTGTGTACAGGGCCGGCATACGACTCGCGAGTGACCGCTGTAATTCGGCGGAAAACATAGCCATCTCGCACAAACGCGGACGCCGTCGCGCCTTTCGCGGGTTTAAACGCTACAAGCGTTCGTCGGGCCTGCCGCACTTTCAAGCTATAGGCTTCAAGTCGCTGACAATCTGTTTTTGAGTATTTCAAACAGTAAGACGGCGCGTCAGACAAATGATTTGCGTTACGCTCACAAAGCGTCGGACATAAACCGACAAGTTGCGACAACCGCTGCAGCTGATACAGCATCGTGTACGACGTTGACCAAATCAAAGCGTCGCGAAATACGCCACGTGTTTGCGAACAATTACCGTCGCCGTCAATCAGACCGCCAATTACGCCGAGAATTGTGTTGTCTGACCACGTTAAACACGTGTCGGACAATTGTTTATTGCGCGCTAGGCCAGGACAATGCGTGGCAACCCAATCAGGCATTTCCACGTCAGAAACAGTTACAAGGCGCACGTCAGGTCGCGACGGCGGAGTGTAAACCGTTACCAGTTCACCCGTGGCGGCCTGTAATTCTTCAACAAGTCGGGCTAGTACGCCAGAACGCTCGTCTGCTTCACCGCAAGTGAAACGCACGCGCATAACACGCTCGCCGTCGCGACAAACGCAGCCCTCGGCTAAGTACATACCGATTAGCCAACCATCATATCGCGATGGTTGAATAGCTTGGCGCGCAGGAATAGGCGTGGCAACATAATCGCCTACCTGCAACAAATCTGCGCGAACTTTTTCTGTTTTGTCCGGGCGAATTTCAATTGCGGACGGTTTTTTACCGTTTGTTGGAATACGCCACAGCTGATGATTTCCAGTTAATTTGAGCGGGCGGCGCCTGCCAAAACCCGAAAAAGAAACGGCGACAATTTCTTCTTCGACGTTTCGAACGCTGTACCGCAACACGCGTTCTACCGTACCGCCGCGCGTCAAAACGCTGTCGCCCGGCCTTACTTGATCAATTGGACGAAGCGAAAGATCCGCTAACTCAACCGGTGTGCCAGGAAGAATGCACCACCGAAGCGCTGTTTGGATGCTTTCGGGCATCGACAGGCTGGCGACGTCGCAGAACGGATCCGGAAAGCGCTCGTCGGCGACAACGCCGCGGCCCATGGTGCCGCCAAAACCGACCGCTGAAGTAGGGCCAAAATCTGCCACGATGACCTCTATTTCTTCGCTGCGTCGGCTGCGCGTTTCCGGAAATCAGCGTCCAGCGCAACAATTTCGGCCGCGCGGGGCTTTTCGCCCGACGCTTTGATTTGTTGCTTATTCTCGCCGGTTTCGGGCGGGGTGGTGCCTGGTTCGATTACGCCGCGCTTTTCCATGCGTCAGCCCTCTTCTTGTGCCGCCACCACGGCGCGCTCGACCATCAAAACGCAGTACTCGCGGTTATCGTAAACATACTGAAATCCGGTCGTATGAACAAGATACAACCGGCGATCCTCGTTAATCTGCACAGCCCACGGGCGCTGGTACGGATCGTTTGCTGGCGGAAACCAGCGCGCTGCGTTCTGTTCAAACCGCAGGTCGTATACAAGGACAAGGAAGCCGCTTTGCTCGGGATTGTCGGGGTCCTGCCGCGAAACAGACACAAGGACATCGTGGAAAAACGCGGGCACCGTCCCGATACCCTCTTTTTCGAAGTACAGCAGCTTTTGCGGCGCGCCGACAGATTTGCTGCTGCCGCTGCTGCCGCCGACGGGCGGCTGCTGGGCGGCCGGGCGCTTTAAGCCGAACGCCGCCATAGGGCTGTAGCCGCGGTCGATCTTCTCAAGAGGCGGCGTCGCCGGCAGATTCGGGCCGGGCGAATAACCAGCTAATTCGCGCGATTCTTCTTGCAGCGCTTCTAACATCGTCGCCTCTTCCAGCAACTCAGCTGCGCGGGGAGGAACAGGCGGCGGACTAGGCCGGACAGCCGTTTGCTTCGTCGGCACGCGCTGAACATTCGACTTTGCCTGTTTGGCCAACTCCTCAAACGCCATTGCAGTGCGCTCCCGGATAGAGTCAATGTCGCCGCCCGGATACTGTTCCGTAGCCAGCCGGATCGCCTGATCAACCCGATCCGACGTCATCTGGTCGAGCGTCACGGCCTGGCTGTTCGGCCCGTCCGGTTCGATGTGGATCTCGATCTTCTGCCGGTCGTGCGGATTGAAGTTCACAGGCACGCCGCCCGGCGTCGATTTGGCGACAATTACACCGCGAATGCCGCGGGCGCCGCCGCGCATAAGCTCGGCCATTGTGCGGCCGTTGCCGAGGCGCTCTTGTGCCGGATCTCCGTAGCCGGACATGAAAGCTCCAATAGCTAAAAAAAGGGGGTGCGCTGCATAGCGCTACCCCCCAAAAGACTCTGGGGTCAAGTCTGGGCATACACTGTATAACCGATCCCGTGGGATTTGGAAATACAGTCTGCCGAGAGGGACCCCGGGTCCGCAGGCTTCTGTGACGCTTTCCGGCGACGGCAGCACTTCTGCCAGCACGTTACCAGAAAGCAATTGAGCGACCACTAAACCCAAACTGCCGTCTTCTGGAAAGAACGGCAACGTCATCGGAGCGGCGTCCTGTTCGAGGAGCCACTCCAACACCGGATTTTCGGGTTTAATGAAGAATCGCATCACAGGCCTCGGACCAGCCTTTTCTTGACCGCCGGCCGCCAGTTTAACGGCGGCAGCGCAGACCCGCCATACGGCGCGGGCGGGTTCTGCAGGTCCTCGACCGCCACAACCTGAATTTTCGGCTTCAGGCTGGCGACCATCTCCAGCTGCGGGTTTGCCACAGCGTTGAAGATGTCGTCGTCGGTCATCCACCCGTCCATGGTGCCAAGCACCAGACGGGCGGCCGTAAGGAACCGGTCAGGGTCACGCCGGGCCACTTCCGCTGCCGGCAGCCGCACGTGAACGGGCGCCGCCGGATTCAGCAGCGCATCGTACACGGCGTCGTCGGCGATCTCGCCGCCGACAGCCTGCCGAAACTCGGCGGCCAGCGCGTCCAGCGTCTGCTGATCGACAGCGTCGACCTGCTGGACGCCACGCCGCCGCAGCAGCCCCGCCGCCGGATTTTTCACCTCGACGCTGAATTGCGCCGCGGTGAACTTGTTCGGCGCCGAAGACCCGAGGACCGGCCGATGATCCTCGTACGCCGTGCCGGCAGCGATCGCTCGGGACACAGCGTCGACGTTCGCGATTGCGGCGTCGACGAGCGTCATCCCGGGCATCGAATTCCGGTCGATCAGAGCCGCCGGGTTCGCCGCCTGCTTGGCGGCGTCGATCTGTTCCGTGCCGTTGTAGAACGGCACGAGCACCCGCGGCCAGATCGTCGCCGCGGGCGGTCGGTGCAGGCGGGGCGCGCCAAGCCGCGTGCGCGCATAAACGAGCAGTTCCTCGGCCATGTTACAGGCCCAGAAAGCCGCCCGGCGGTGCAGCGGGTTCGCCGCGTCCAGCCGCCCGCCGCTCGCGATTGGGGCCGTGAAATCCCAGCAGCCGAGCGTGTTGCCGTACATGAATTTCCCGCCGCGGGGGCGGGAAACCACGAGGCCCAGGAACAGACCGTCACGCCGCGGCTCCAGCGTGACGGCCAGCGGCCTGGTCGGCTCATTGCCGCTGCACAGCGTGCCGAACTTGCGGCCGCGGCCGGCGGCGTGCTCGATCGCCGCGACGCCCTGCAGCGCGTCGACGATCGGGCCGGTGAACTGCTCAACGAGCGCTCGCTGCCGCATTTCGATTGTGGCCATGGTTCTTACCTGCCTTCTTCTTCTTAGATGATCGGTTTCGAACAACATCGCAGCGACGCACGTCGCCGCTGTAATACTTGTTGTTCGTGCAAGTTGCCCACTCTTCGACCGTCACGACTTGCGGCGGACGGTCGTAAAACGTGAGTAACAGTTGGTCGGCATTGATCTTCCGCTGACGCTTAACCGGAGCGCCGCGGAACTCAACTACTCGCATGGGGTTTTCCCGTGGGGGCGAGCGGCCCCAGCCTCATATCTCCGCCACTACAAAGCAGGCGGAGCAGTGAATATGCCCGTATATCGCCGAAAATTTAGTTGTCGGGATCGGGTAGAATCGTGTCGAAAATGTTCGTCACGGTCTCGGCTTCGTCGGAGAAAAACTCGTCCGCCGCGCCGCTGTTTCTTTGGGCGCTTGGGAGTTTAACTTGAGGTGGCGGCTCAAGATGCGCAGGGTCCAGCCCCAGGTAGCCGGTGTCGTCAGGTTCAAGGTTGTCGGTCGGGACGGCGAAAAGCGGCTTATTGCCCCACGGCGTCAGCAGGTGACGGAACGGCGGCTTGGACACCTTCAGCTGCACGCCGGCAAAGCTGAATACCGACACGTCTTTGTCCACCAGCTCTGTCAGCTTGGCCTGCAGCTCTTCCAGCGTGTCGAATTCCTGCGTGGCGTACGAGCCGTCATTGCCCAGCACCGCGGCATAGAACTTGATAGTTTCGAGCTGCGGCTGTTCCTGCTTTTCTTTGGCCATGTCAGTCTCGCATGTCGAGGGGGTCGTTGCCGGTGAACTCAGTCAGCAGCGGAGCGCCAGACAACGACCGTAATACGCGTTGCGGATCGTGTGTCTGGATCGTCTGCACGGTCGGCAGTTTATCCGGCTTGGCCGCATTGTAATTTACCCACACGATAAACGTGTTGCCGATCACGCCGAACACGCGCACCAGCAGGGTCTCTGTCAGTAGCGCGGTCGGGTCGGGAATGCTCAGGTCGTACGAGAACGTGCTGGCAAAGAGGTTCGTTTTCGGATTGGAGTACGCGATGCCGTTCAGAAACCCGAAGCACTCCTCTTCGCGTTCTTTGTCGATGGCGTACAGGCGCTTGTCCCAGTTCACGGGTTGCGTGCGTCCGGGCGGCGGCTGAATGCCCATGCCGTGAAAGAACCGCCACTTGTCTTTGGTCAGGTCGACGCAGAACGGGCGCAAAGTTGCTGATGGCGCCGGGCAATAAGCGTCAAATTCCGCCATCGGGTCACGGTCAAATCCGCCGTGCGTGAAGAGCAGCGCCGGCGTAAAAAGCACCACCGGCTTGTCACGCGCCCGCAAGGCCTCGGCGCACGACACGACAGGAAGCGCGTCGGCGTCCTTGACCGGGTCCAGCTGCCGGAATGTGTCGGGCCGTTTCATTTTGCTTTGCTGTTGGTCAACCCGGCGACGGTTGTTTGCATCAGCAGGAGCAGCACAAACGCCGCGTCAACAACGTTATCAATCCCGGTGGACTTGTACTTGCTTGAATCAAATGCAGCGCCCAGGGTTCGGTTGGCCGACGCGATCATGTCTTCCTTGCTGGATTTGCCGTTGCCCGTGGCGAACTTTTTGATCGTGCTGATGGCAAACCCCTGTGCCAGCAGTTCGGCTTCCTGGGCCCATGTCGCAAC